GAAACCCCATTCTTCTAAGAGAGAAATAACTTCTTTGTTCGTTTCTAAAAGGCTAAGATCTTTATTGTCAATCACAGCGTCGTATTCTATATTGTTGACTTCTGTCTCGCTAGAGTGCGCGTCATCTGAATCATCTCCCCTAGTTAATCGTATAACTTTGCCACCAGCTCTTTGAACTGCTTCGGCCTCATTGGGAAACCTGCAGTCTGAGATAACAGCAAATAAAGACTCTTCTTCCCTAATGTTTCTCAGTGTTCTATCAGTCCAAATGTCTGGATGAATCTTGCGACAAATGTCCGTCCCAAAGTGCTGTAGAAATTCTCTAGCTGTCATCCTGCCTTCGTTCTCGCCTTCATAGCCGGGCATGTCTTCCCACCTAATCCAAGTTAGACTGTTCTTATCTAGATCTGTACCATAGCACTGTGGCTTTGTTAATCCAAAAAGACCAGTAGCTATCTCTTTGAGAGATGATGCGAAAGAGTAGTGCTTAATAAAAGGCCACATACTCTCTGCCGCCCACATGCCAAACTCAAGGTCGGTGCGCGTTACATCAAGAGCGCCTTTTGTGGTTTTCTTCTCACCGTTTTCATCTACAGAGACCGTATCTATAACAAGGTGTCCATCTGCGGAAAGATCAAAACCATCTATTACATTATAAGACCTCATTTGGTATCCATGCAAGAATGAACAACATGAATTTTTGCCGGATTGTTTTTTGCCAGCAAACGCCAAGATTCTAGTCATACTAATACTCCTTCTAACTGTTCAAGTATTTCATTATTTATTTGTTCTACTGTCATATCGCCAATATCTTTCTGCGATATGTTTGGTCTGTGATAATTAAATCGCCTGCCGCATTTCTTCATTATCTGCTCAGCGGCTCTATGTCCAGCTTCATCATAATCTGTCAGGACTACCAAGTTTAATGCGCCACTTTTTTCTAGCAATACTAACTGGTCATCGCTCATGTTTGCGCCAAATATGCCAACGCAGTTCTCTATTCCTGCCTCATGCAATCTCCAAACATCTCCCTGCCCCTCAACTATAAATGCAGTGCCCGTTTCTAGTATTTTGTCTTTAGATAAATTTAGGCCGTACAGGTAAGAGCTTTTTCTAAACCCTCTGCTGTGCAGCCATTTAGGTTTCATATTTTCATAGACCGTCCGGCCTATACATCCAATATAATTATAGCCTTCATCGTAGATTGGGACAACAACTCTATTAGACATTGGCTTATTTTTTTTACTACAGAGTCCCACATCAAATTTTGAAAGAACATCCTCACTGTAGCCTCTGTTAATATAATAACTAGCTGGTATGTTTAATTCCTGTAAAATTAGATCTCTGTCTATGGCAGGAGTTGACCTCTCTGGATCTCTGTGAAAAATTTCAAGCAGCTTTAAATCATTGTTGGAATCTACATTCTTGATATCCTTAAGCTCAGACTCGCTTAACCCTAGAAAATCCATACAAAACTTAACGGTCTCATATATATTAGGATTACCGTCAGCCTTGTTTGCAAGCACGCCCTTTACAAAGCCAAATAGATTTCTACCGTGATCCGACTCACAGTGATTTGTCCAGCAGTTCCAGTTGCCTTTTACGCTGTTACCATCTAGAAAAATGCAGCATCCTTCTGGATTGTCTCCACCATGAATTGGACATGCAAAAGCATATCTGTTAGGGTACTCAATAAAATCAATTTCAAGATATTTCAATAGCTCAGGGAGCTTTGAGAATAGCTGATTAGAGATCTTCAATATTTGCTGGTTGCTCTCCATCTTCGGAAACAAAACCTTTATCTCGAACGGTAGAGTTCTTTCTTAGAGCATTTCTAGTCTCTCCCTCTACCAACTTACCAAACTTACCAAACATGTTCATATTTATATAGTCGCCATCGTCCAATCCTGCACCATGTCGAGCTACAATAGGAACTAACTTTCTATTACCATTGTCTTCATCATCATCGGCAATTTCCTCATCTGACTTCATCTTAAATATAGAGAAGCTAGTACAAAGCCAGATTAATCTGTCTGACCCAGAAACTACGTCTGTTGACTCCTTTGTAATACCATCCCTGTTTAGCTGTACAAAGCTTAGACAGGGGACATCATACTTAACACAGAAGTTATGCAGCTGTGTTATTTGAAAGCCCAAGACTTGAAACTCCTGCATAGAATTAGAAATGCTATCAGAGCTCATTAACTTGAGATAATCATATACTATTAAGCAATCTTTAGTTCTGCCGGTCTCATCAAATCCAACCTCTTGATATATCCACTTACGCATAATACTTAGTATATTCTCGAAAGGCTGGCCAGCGATACTAACGTAGTGGTAAGGAATTTCCTCAAGCTGGTTGGCTGCCATCTCAACTTTTTCAAGGTTGAGCTCATTGTCTGCAAACTTGCCGCTTGATATTGTATTTATCTCTACACCACTAATGTTTGCAAGCATCCTGTTTAGATGATCTTCTTTAGACATTTCTGTATCTAATACAAGCACAGGAATATCCAAGTTTTTTGATACGTGCATAGCAACCGCATCTCCAAACATCGACTTACCAACCTTTGGCCTTGCAGCAATTAAATCCACACACTTTCTACGCAAGCCACCGCCTATAGCCTCATCATAAGTCGGAAAGCCTGTGCTAATTCCAAGCATGTCGCTTTTGTTCTCAGATAAAAACTCAACATAGTCAGCTACTTCATTGCCAATAACCTCTGGTTTATTGTCAGACCTTTGATATATCTTTGCGGTGGCATCTAATACAGGCGTTTCTATAATAGAGATGATATCATTAATGTCTTCATCGCCGGTTATCTTATCTATTCTAGTTGAGCAAACAGCTAGAGTCTTCTTGACATCTCTGGCAATTTGCAATTTGGCTAATTTAGCGGCGTGGAACCCAACATTTTCTTTGTGTATTGGGAAGTTAAACAAAGACCTTAGAAACCCTACCTCTTCTTGGTTGTTTAAATTTTCATAAAACCCAAGTTGGTTAGCGGCGGAAAGGATTGATGATAACTCTACTTTGTTCACATCCTGAAGAGACTTTTTGACACACTTAAACAACATCTGATTTGTTGCGTCTGTAAAGTGTTCTGCTTCAAGATAGTCAGACTCTAGTAAAGCATCAAGACCGTACTGGCATAAGCCGGATAGTACAGCTCTCTCTGCAGCTAAGTCCTCTAGTTTCCGTTTATCTTTTTGATCTCGTACCATAGTAATCCAATATTAGCCATCGCATAAGAAAACCACATCAGGGCATGTGGATAATCTTTTTGTTTTATACAAGAAGTACATACAACTAAATACATGATTGAAGCCGTTGTAATTGCAAGCATGCCTAAGTTCATTTACATTCCTCTAAAAATATAGAACCCCATACAAATAGTCGCGCTTAAGAATACGCCGAGTAGAAAATCTTTCCATTCTAAAGTTAGTGCTTTTTTCATTATCCAAAAAGTCCTTTGATCTTAGTTAAAATATCACCACCTCCAAAACCACCTTTGAAGATAACTAGGTATGCTACTATAGCACCTGCGATGATAAAAAACAACCACTTTCTCTTGGAAGCAACTGCATAAAATTTCTCTTTAATAGCATTGAGCTTCTCTAATCGGTATTCTCGTCGCTCGTTAACTTTTTCTTGACGTTCTTCTTTTTTCTCTTCCTTAGCGTCACGCCTAATTTCCCCTCTAGTTCTAGTAGTAGGGGCTGACTCATCAGTGCCTTGCTCTGCTGGCGTGTCAGCTTGATTTCTTGTGGCCCTTCTCTCAGCAATAATCTCTTGTAATCTATTCTTAAACATTATAGTTCCTTTTAAAAATTATGTTATCTTCTTCTGTTTTCTAGGCACTTATCGCAGACAAACCATTCTCTACGGTGAACTTCTGGAACCTCAAATGTCTTCGAGCAAGTTTCGCAGAACTGCTTGACTTTTTTAGGCGCTGGTCGCCTTTCTGTTGGTACGAAGTCTGGTGTTTCTATATCTGTATGCTCTGTGCCATCGTCTACGAAAGTATTTTCTCTAGAGCTTACCTGATTTACAGGAACTCTCTTTTGTGCTGACTGTTCTCTTTTAACCACAAAGTCATCGGCAGAGGCTCTCTCAACCGAAGAATCCCGCGCAACAACCTCTTCTTTTGCAGGTTGGATAGGTGTTTCGGAATCCCCTTGTTCGGTCAAGAGAGAATTTGCCATTTGTATTAACTCTTCGTCGTTGAGCGCTATACCTTTTCTAAGAAGGTCTTTAGCTGTCTGTATGATACTCATTAATAACCTCGTCTTTTTCCAATATCGTGAAGAACTGTAGCCATCTTTTTTACCGAGTCAATCTTTCCTGATATTCGATTCACTCTAGCTTCAGCTGATAATTTCAATCTATTTAATTCTGATGCCATTGGGTTTTCTTTAATCGCAGAATAGTATCTTACTTCCCACTTGGCGTACTGACCACCATAGTTATCCATTTTGTCTGCGACTATAAACCAAATGCTGTCGGTGCAAAAGTTAACTATTGTCTTCTCTTTATTATGTAGCGACTGTAAATATTCTGCATGTGAAAATAGAACAAAACTAAAAGAAAGTGCCTTTTGCTGATCGAGAGACCTTAACTCCGATACCGTCAAGGCCATAATACCATCGACCTCCTCATTAGCCTTTGTTAAGTCTACGTTTCTATCTTCAATCCAGTCATCAACTTTCTGGAGAAATTCATTCGCCTTTTGTTCGTTAGTCAAATTTTGCTCTCCATTCTTCTTCAGATTCGTCGTAATTTAATTCAATCAAATTCATATGGTTTAGTTTACACCAAGCTCTTTTGTCCTTGTCTCTTGCCTGAGCTTTAAAAAACGCCATCTTGTCTTTGTGAAAAAATGAATTGAATTTAAAGTGCTGTTCTCCGTGTACTTCTACAATCAAATCTCTATTAGGTACATATAGGTCAGCGTACAAAAGCGTCTTCCTAGAGCCTGTTTTAGTTCCCGGCAGTGTCACTTCCTCTAGTATTCTATCATAAGGATAGACTTCTTTCAAGATTAATCTTGCTTTTTTATGCAAAGAAGATCTGTTTTTTTCATCTACTGAAGCTTGGCTTCTAGAAGGGTTCCATTTCCAAGTTTTGCCGTCAAGACCTTCTACATGCATCAAAGCATCCCCTTGATTTCTTTTTCTAGTATATCAAAGACTTCTTCATTTGCAAGAAGGAAGTTATATAGTCTCTCCTGTCCTTGAAATTTGACAGCCTTCAGTACGGCTTCTGAGTCTTCTTTATTAACTTCCGGCTTGATTTTCTTGACTACATCAGTATGCCCTAACATGAATTCACATGTTAGCCAAGCTCCTGCTTTAGCTATGAGTCCAATATCTAAAGCTAGCATGATGATCTCTTGAATCTTATCAATGCCATGTCCATACTTAATCCAGCTTTGACACTCAGTTCCGGGAGAACCCATTGATGAACATATTACTTTCCAGTTCACGGCCTGCCCGACCTGACGGTCGCTCTGAACCCAAGGGCTGACAGACTTTACTTCCATTCTTGTGTCAGCTTGGTATTGGATTTTTCTACCACAGTCCGGCATCCTAGATGCGCCATAGCCAGAAGTATTAGCAATGAAGTGTGTAATAATAATTAAGGTCGCTTTTTGGTTAGGTACGATCTGTCCCATCTTCTTACAGAATACTGACAATATTTTTGGTAGTCCGGCACGACCGGGTGTCATATCTCCGTCTAACTCTTTTTCTGGCATGAGGGAAGACGTAGAGTCGATGATACAGACACAGCCCTCGTTGTCTTTTGCGCTAACTAGCTTGACAGCAATATCCAAAAATGCTTCGGCGCTGAGTGGCTCATCTTCAGAATGAATGATCTGCATCTTCTCTTTGTCGAGGCCATCAACACCGAGCAGATTCATTTCTTTGAGCCTACCTTCGGCATCAAGATATATGATAGGTCTTCCTTCTTTTTGGCAGTTTGCCGCAATCTGTAGCGCGGTAGTAGTTTTGCCACATTTAGGATCGCCTGTCAGGATAACCCAAGAGCCTTCCTTTATGCCTCCATTAAGAGCCAAGTCAATGGCGGGGCTAACGCTGACAATCTTGTAATCTTTTCGTCTTTCTAATATTTGGTTTCCCGTTGATATTACGTTGCCATATTTTTTAACAATGTCTTTGATGAAGGATGGATCATTCTTCTTTGTCTTTGCCATTAGTATTCCTCAATTTTGTAAAAAGTGTTTTTCTTCCAAATGTTTTTCTTGGCTGTGATTCAATGTTATCTTTATTAACTTCAATAACTTCGGCGGTTTTCTTTTCAGGTCTTCGGTCAAGCCGTTTCTTGTGCTTCTCTATCTCGTCTTTAACCCATTTGGGTGCAGCGCTGTATACTCTTTTGTTCTTCTTTATAATGTAATCATAGACAGCTTCTTCACCAAAAACACGAATAAGTTGATATACTTTTTTTACCTGTAGCTCATACTGCTTTTTGCGTGTTTTATTCCAGAACTTGTAAGACAGGGAACCTACGTTCTCTTTCTCCGCCTTACGCTGTACGAGGATCTCAGCCAGATACTGTCCTACCGTACAATACTCACCCGTTGAGGGTGACTTGAACCTGCTCGCTTGACTTCTTTGTTTCGCCATTACGCCATATCATAAAAGAAAGGTTTTCTTGTGTAGCCTGCCTTCTCTGTGAAAATTCTTCAAACTCACATTCTGGCCAGCTGTATTTCTTAATATCAACAAATTCTAAGTTGTCTTCTAGCAAAGCAAAGGTCATGTGCTGAAAGGTAGGGCCTTCTCCGGTTGCCATATCAATATCCCTAGAGAAGCCTCTAGCTATGAAGAAACCATCAAGACCGTTCTCATCTTCAAAGACAACCTCTTCTGGGGCACCCATTACAATAACCTGAGCTTTACAAATACACTTGTCGTTCTCTTCACAATATCTT